TTGGAAGCACAAGTACTCGTTAAAATTGATGGCGAGGAAGTTGCAGTTTCCTTTAGTGACCTTATTAAAGGTTACTCTACTGAACAACATCTTTCTAACAAGGGTCGTGAACTTGGTGATGCAAGAAAACAAATGGAAGAAGAATATGAGAATAAAGTCGGTGAAATAAACGGCATGGCTCAAGCTTCAGCTGAAGTACTGTATAATGCAGAACAACAGTATTCCAAAGAATACCATGATATCGAAACAGCTATTGAAAAAGCTCGCGATGAAGGTGACACCTATGAAGTAAATGAACTCAAAGATAAACGAGAGCAAGCCCAAAAAAATTATTGGACAGCACGTAATAAACGTGAAGCTCTAGTTGAAGGAGTTCAAAAACAAGCGGAAGAAAAACAAACAAAAGCATGGCAACAACAACTAGAATATTTTAATGAAACTATTCCTAGTATGATTCCTGACTTTGATCAAGACACAGCAATGGCAATTAGAGAATTTGCAATAAGCGAAGGAATTGCAGCTGAAGTACTTGACACTATTGCAGATCCTGTAATAGTTAAGTTTGTAGATGATTATAGACGCTTAAAACAAGGTGTATCTAAAGGCGCAGCTAAGCGTAAAAATACAACAGTAAAGAAAGCTCCTATTCGTAAAGCAAAAACTACTAAACAAAAAGAAGTTGATGCAAATACTAAAATAAGAGAGCGAGCGCTTAGTGAAGATTCAACGCAGGAAGATCAAATGGCATTTCTTAGAGGTCTTGCAGAACGCTCTTTAAATATGTAAATACCTTGGAGGTAATACAAAATGGCTAATAATCTTGGCGTACGCGGAACAGGCGGTCCTGCTGGACCAGCTCGCGGCACTGGCAAAGATGTCTCACAACGTGAGGATCTTGCAAACTTTATCACGATGATTACTCGTGACGAAACTCCTTTTACTTCTTCTATCGGAAAATCAAAAGCTACAGCTATCTACCATGAGTGGCAGACAGATGTACTAGAAGCTCCGGGTAACTCTCGCATTGGCGAAGGTACTGACTTTATTGCTCCAACTGCTGATGGTTCTGGCGGTACAGGTGCAACACCTGCAACAGGTGCTAAGTTTGCTGTATCTGGTCCTAACCGTACACGCTTGGGTAACTATACTCAAATTAACGGTAAAACAATCGCTGTATCAGGCACACGCCGTGCAGTAGATCAAGCTGGTGTAGCAGACGAATATGCTTATCAGTTGAAAAAGCGTGGTACAGAGCTACGCCGTGACGTAGAATTTGATATGATTCATTCATATAACGTTTCTAACGCTGTTGGCGCACAAAATGCTAACGCACGTTCAGCTGGTGGATATCAAGCTTTTATTAACTCAGCAACTACTTGTAACTATGTAGGTCAGTTTGAGGCTCCTTCAGCTTCAGCTTCTAATGCTGGTACAGATGCAGACGGTACTGCTACTGTACGTGGTTCAATTAACGGTGGTACAACTGCTCCTACTCGTGGAACTCTAGCACTAACAGACATTGACGCTGTTATGCAAAAGATTTATGAGCAAGGTGGTAAAGCAACTAAAGTTATGTTGTCACCAAAACTTCGCCGTGATTTCTCAGACCTAATGGTCTCAGATACTGGTGTTGTACGTAATATTGACGAAAAAGGTAAACTTCGTCAGTCAGTAGACGTATACATGTCAGACTTTGGCGATGTAATGGTAGTTCCAAACTATATTATGGGTCTATCTAACGAGCATTTCTTCAAAGGCGATAACGGTGCTGCATTCTCAGGTGCAGGTAAAGTAGACGTAGCAGACTTTGCTGCGCTTATTTACGATCCGATGTGGTTTGCAACTGCTTACTTACGTCCTTTACAAGAAGTAGACGTAGGCCAGCAAGGTGATTCAACCAAAGGAATGATGGTTGAAGAGTGTACTCTTGAAGTACGTAATCCTCTCGGTTGTGGTGCTATCTACGGCTTAAGCTAGGTTAACTTAGGGGGAGTCTTAACAGGCTTCCCCTTTTTTATTATAGGAGATAGTAATGACAAATCCTAAAATTATTAAAATACCAGAGGGACCACGAAATAAAGCGCTTTCGTATGATGGTGGAGTTAATGTAGGTCAAAAAGCGGGAGCTAATCGAGGCGGTAGATTTAGTCATAGTTTTAATCGAACACCTTACGCACCAACAGGCTCTGGCGGTGGAAATAATTATAAATCTGGCGGTGGTAAAATATCAAAATACTATTCAGCTGGTGGTACTGTAATTACTGGGAGAGATTAATGCCAATCATAATTAAAAATTTAGAAACAGGTGAAGTAACTCAACCCGGTAAAAAGAAAAAATATAAAGGTCCACTTCCTAAATCTAAACCACCTAAAAATGCTCGGCCTAATCATCCAATGAATACTGAAAAAACTACTGGTCTTAAAGAAGATGCTGAGTATAAAAGCATTGGTGGCATGGTTTATAAAGGACGTTAACAAAATAAATAGGAGATAAGTAAATGCTAGTTATTCAACTTGCTAATGGGAATACTTACCCAGCAGACAGATGCACATACCGTGTTGATGAAGCAACAAATAAAATTACACATTTTGATCCTAATGCTGTAACAGTAGCAGTAGGAAGTGCGCCTACAGTAGTAGGTGCTACAGGCGCACGATTAGGCTATATTAAGGCTGGACGATTTGCTCCATATACGCAAACACCATAATTAAGTGAGAGGACATCATGGCAAAAGAAAACGAATTTAAATTCCGTAGTAGCACTGTGGAAGCCACAAAAGATATTCATGCTGGCTTTGATCTTCAATCAGGAGATTGGGCAGCTAAGCAACACATTACACAATATAAAGAAGCAGCAAAGTTACAAAGGGAAAAAGAAGCGTATTATGGACGTTCAAAAGGTAGCTATAGAAAGATGGCAACAATACCTGATATTGTAGCAATTAAAATATTGCAAGATCATCATCTTGATTTACATGACCCTAACTTTATGCAAGATTCAAATAATCTTAAAAAATTAAAAACTATATTGATGTCTGAATATTCTGATTTGGTAGTCAATACTTAATTAGGAGGCCTAGTATGGCATTAACATACACAGAACTTGTTGCATTAGTGCGAGACTGGTCTAACAAAGATGTTGCAGTTCTTTCAGATGCAAGAATAAAAGATTGTTTGCGCTATGCAGCAGATAAATCTTATCGTAAGCTAAGAGTAAGCGCACTTGAAAATACAATAACTTATAACTCAGCTTCTTTAATAGCA